TAGATACTGTGACAGCGCCACTAGTTGTTCTTGAACCACCACCACCTATCACAATAGAGGGAACAGGTGTATTCGGAGACTTCGCACACATGGACTTAACCGCTCTTGTCGATGACCTATATAGTGATTCAGATGGTGTATTGAATAGAATCAATGCGGAACTTACAAGTATAGAAGATTTTGGTTATAACATTCAAACAATTGAAAATCAATACTCATCATTACGTGAAGCGCAGACGGCTACATCACCTACATTTGATGATTCGGATGAATTCGAGACTAATGGTATGGACTTGAGTAACAACTTCAGATGGGAAACACTAGACCAAGATATCAACAAATGGTACAGTGCGGACTCCGACCAGTATATAAAAAGTTTCACACTTTAGTTAATAATGCTTATAAATAGATAAAACAAGACGGATTTAAAAATGGCAAGACAGACTCTAAACAGAGGTACAGCGGCAAATGACGGCACAGGGGATACTCTGCGTGTAGCTGCCCAAAAAATTAATGAAAACTTCGCTGAATTGTACACTTCAATCGGTGGAGATTCTGCGTCTACGTCTGTAACACTTACAGAACTTGGTGCGGTGTTTGAAGGTCTCGCTGAAAATGATTTTGAGACCACATTAACATCAATTGAACCCACCCAAGATAATACTGTATATCTTCCAGATACCAGTGGGACACTCTTATTAGACTCTGCTTCACAGACATTGTCTAATAAAACTATTCTAAGTCCTAGTTTAACTACTCCATCTATTAAAGATGCAGATTCAAGTCATACATACAATGTTGTGGTGAGTAACCTAAGTGCAAATCGTAATATTACACTTCCATTACTCACAACGAATGATACTTTTGTATTTGCAGATGCAACCCAAACACTAACCAATAAAACTATTAGTAGTCCACACATTGAGAATCCAGAACTGGGTGGTCTTAGTGGTGGTTCAAAACTTTTTGACAGTGCTGGTGATGAATACCTTGAATTTGTATCTACATCAAGTGCTGTAAATTATGTGATGATTACTAATGCGGCTACAGGTAATGGCCCTGCAATTGATGTCGATGGTGATGATACTAATATCAGTCTTGAACTTGCTGCGAAAGGTACAGGTGGTGTTGAAATTAAAAACAAATTTGTTCTTGAAAAAGGAACAGACGTTGCAACAAGTAGTGCAATAGACCTAACAAAACCGATGACAGTATTTAATTCTGGTAGTTTGATTTCTCCTATTATTAACGATGGAACAATTCAGGCAGAGACCAAATTCTTTAGTAATGTTGGTGCGGGTGAAGTAAGACTTACTCCACAAGGCGGAACATCAAATATCTTTGGTGTTGATTCTGGCAACGGATTTTTAAGTTTTGGTGAGGGTGACGGATGTCAACTTATCTGGAATAATGGAAAGAGTAAATGGTTTATCGTTGGCAACAACGGTGTAACAACAGGATAATAAGATGGCAATTGTAACTCGAAAAATTAAAAAACAAGTAATCGAATCAATCAAAACCGACATTTCGGACTCTGATACTAATTACTTTATAGCGATTGGACGTTCCGAGGATTGGAACGATTCTGATATCGCACCAACTGTTCTAAACAGCGCAAGAGAGGAAAGAAACTTCCGTCTTGGTTTACAGTCAGTAAAAAATATTGTTGACCATTCTTTTGTTATTCCTCGTTACAACTGGGCATCTGGTGCAATATATTCTGCATATGATGATGCACAAGTTGGTTATCCTACTCAGACATACTATGTCATGAACGATAACAACCAAGTTTATATGTGTCTTCAACAAGCAAAAAACAATTCGGGTCAAGCCCAAGTATCCACGGTTCAACCAAGTGGTAATACTACAGGTACTCCGTTTGATACCGCAGATGGTTACATCTGGAAGTTCTTGTATTCTATTGGTGCCTTGGACGCAAACAAATATATCTCTGCAAATTATCTTCCTGTACAACTTATTACTGGTACGGACTCGGATTCTCCTGCTGCTGATGTGGAACAAGAATTGGTTCAGAATGCAGCTGTTGTTGGTCAGATTATCGGTTATGTTGTTGATTCGGGTGGAACAGGATATACCTCAACACCTACAATTTCCGTCACAGGTGATGGAATAAAGGCAAAAGCTGGTGCAACGATTTCTGGTGGACAGGTTACTAGGGTAGAACTCATCGATAGTTCTGGTAGTTACACACTTGGTAGTGGGTATAATTTTGCGGATGTTGCTGTCACTGGTGGTGGTTCACCAAGTAAACCAGCTTCAGTAAGAGCCGTTCTCTCGACACCTTTAGGTTTAGGTGCAGACCCAAGAGATGACTTACGTTCTACTGCTATTATGTTTAACGCAAAACCCGAAGGTGTTGAAGGCAATGACTTTATTATTGGTAATGATTTCCGTCAAGTCGGTTTGATTAAGAACCTAATGGATAGTTCTGGTTCAACACTCTTTACAGAATCTACTGGTATTGCACTCAAACAACTTAGGTTGTCTAGTGTGGTGACTGGATTTACCACAGACAATATTATTGAAGGTGGAACCTCTGGTGTACAGGCATATATTGATAAAGTAGACTCTAACAGTATTTGGTATCACCAAACAGAAGTTACTGGATTTGGTAACTTTGATGCGGGAGAATCTATCTCAGAAATTGATGGTAATGGTACAGGTAGTCTTAACGCTACGTTTGCTCCATATATAACTCCTGAAGTTGATATTTTCAGCGGTGTGGTTTTGTATATTGACAATCGTGGGTCAGTTACTCGTAGTGCCGAACAGACCGAAGACATTAAAATCGTAATCCAAATTTAAGGTAGAGACATGCCAAAGACATTTACATCTAACGTATTTAACTCATCTTACAAGGATGATTTCAAGGATAGTGATAATTATCACCGTATCCTATTCAACAGTGGACGAGCGCTTCAAGCACGTGAACTTACACAGTTGCAAACAATCATCCAAGAAGAAATTGGTCGCTTTGGTAGGAATGTATTTACAGAAGGTGCTGCAGTAAATCCTGGCGGCCCATCTATAAACAATGATTACGAATTTATTAAACTGAATACTTCGGTTAATACTTTACCTAGTGATTTAACCACTCTGGTCGGAACAGAATTTACTGGTCAGACTTCCACTGTAAAAGCAAGAGTTCTCGAAGTTCTTGTTGCGTCAGGTTCAGACCCCGCAACCTTATATGTACAATACACCAATACCTCTGGTGCAACTGCGGGTGAAAATACTATTCGCATGGGTGCTGGTGAAGACATCTCTAATGGCACAGATACACTTACTGTACAATCAACCAACACAGTTAACAACCCTGCTGTTGGTCGAGGTTGTCAAATTTCATCTGCGGAAGGTGACTTCTTTACTCGTGGACACTTTGTCTTTAACGGTAAACAGAGTCTAATCCTTTCCAAATACTCAAGATACCCTACTAAGGTTGTCGGTTTTAAAGTGACTGAAGATATCGTTACTGTTACTGACACCAATACCCTGTATGATAATCAAGGTGCAACTCCTAACTTGTCTTCGCCTGGCGCAGACCGTTATCGCATCAAACTTACTCTTACTACTAAAGACCAAATTGTTTCGGACGAAAACTTTGTTTACTACTGTGATGTAGCTGACGGGTTAATTGTCGATGAGGCAAAAGGCGAATCTAATTATAACGCAATTAATAAACTTCTTGCGACCAGAACTGAGGAAGAATCAGGTAATTATATTGTAGAGCCATTCACGGTTGACTTTGGTGATTCTGCGAACGATTTCCTTGCTTCTGTTTCAGACGGAACCGCATATGTAAATGGTTACCGTGCTGACGCTCCAAAACCTACACCTCTAATAATCGCAAAACCAAGACAGACCGAAACTCTAACAAACGAAGTTGCTGGTATTACTTACGGTCAATATTTTATATGTGATACGCTTGAAGGTAATCTTAACGTATCAGCATTTGCGACACTAAATTTACGTAGCACTGCATCATATGGTGGTTCTACCATTGGTACTGCAAGAGTCCGTTATGTAGAAGAAGATGGTGCGAACTATCGAGTCTACTTGTTCGACATTAAAATGAACAGTGGTCAGTCTTTACGTAATGTTAAATCTCTTGGTACTGGTGCAGCTGATTTTGCTAACCCAATTCTTGAAAATAGTAAAGCTGTTATTAAAGAGTCAACCAAAACAACTTTGGTGTATCCTCTTCCTAATCCAAGACCAAGAACTATTAGTGACGTAGACTTTGAGGTTCAACGTATCCGTACAGGTACATCAAGTGGTTCTGGTTCACTGACGCTTTCTTTGTCGGCAACTGGCGAAACATTTGTAAACACCTCTCAATGGATTGTCACTCGTAATGATACTGGTGCGGTGGTTTCTCCTTCTGGTATTACTGGCACAGGTACTCAGTCAACTACTATTAGTGGACTTCCAAACTCTACAGCAGTTACCGTATATCTTAAAGTTAACAAAGCACAACCATCGGTGCGTCAAAAAACATTGGTAGAAACCACATTTAGTGGTGCAGTAGAATCCGATGGCACAGGAACTAAATTTGTTAATCTACACGCAACAGATGTATATGATGTATTATCAATCAAACAAACGGATTCTAGTGGTTCGGATATTTCTTATCTGTTTACTGTTGACGATGGTCAACGTGCTGGTTTCTATGATAATGCACGTCTAGTACTTGAGGGTGGCGCTACTGCTCCAGCTGGTTCGGTGTTTACAAGATTCAAACACTTTACCCACGGTGCAGGTGATTACTTCGCAGTAAACTCTTACACGGGTCAGGTTGCTTACGAAAATATTCCTGACTTTCAGATTGGCCCTCGTAGTTCAATCAATCTACGTGATGTGATTGACTTCCGTTCATCGGTTGATTCTGACGGACTATTTGCTGGCGGTGACGCTGCATTTAACGAAATACCTACTAACGGTGACATCTTCCAAGGTGACGTAGAATACTATGTTCCTCGTGCAGATAAAATTGTTATTACCACACAAGGTGATATAAAGAACATTAAAGGTGAACCTGGCTTTACTTCACAAGTACCCTTTACTCCCGAAAATACATTGCCCCTCTTTGAATTAGAACTTAACCCATATGGTCTAAGTGACTCAGATATCGTTGTAACTCCGATTGAAGCAAAACGTTTCACGATGAAAGATATCTCACAGATTGAGAAAAGAATTGATAAACTAGAAGAAGTTACTTCACTATCTCTTCTTGAAGTCGATACATCGGCTCTGTTGGTTCTTGATTCTTCGGGTAACCCTAGAAGTAAATCTGGATTCTTTGTTGATAACTTCAAAGATAGAAGTTTCTCGGATGCACAGAACTCTGAGTATCGTGCTGCGATTGACCCATCTAGAAACTTCTTAGCACCACAAACAATTGAAGATAATGTCGGACTTATCTATGATAGTGCGCTTTCAAGCAATACTATCTTGAAAGGCGATACCATTTTCCTTAATTATGCACATAAAGAAGC